TTTCATCTGGTGGTTCTTAGCAGTTTAATTAAAGAGTCGGTTTTTGAGCGGTGAAAAGTGACAGCTTTTGGGCTAATATTTCTTAGGAGCAGAGTATTCTTTGGATTATCCGGTGATTTGTCCGCCCTGAATACAGGAGCTAAATCCAACTGCCCCCAAAAGTGCTGCAATAGCTCTGAATCATGGGTTTCTGGAACCGCTGTCTCTGAAGTCAGCATGTCGAAAGCAGTCGGTTGACCAAAGATATGCTTAAATCTTACGTAAGCGTCTGGTGGATAACATGCTACGCCAGTTAAATGATCGCCGGGCAGATCACTTCTTCCAGTGCTGCTCACAATCCGACCCATAAACGGCTTACCACACAGGTTGTATTCCTCTTCCAACTTATCCAGCCAGCCAGATTTAAGCGGGGTAACGTCTGGTTCCATGAAGAAGAAGGGCTGCATGTAATGCTCGTATACGTGCTTCAGAGCGGTTTCAAACATCCAATTGGGTCCAAGTGGCCAAGCCTCGTTACGAAGGCTGTACGGGGTCGTTATAAGCTCTACGGACTTGAAGGCTTTACGAGCTACCATCACCAACTCGTTCTGAACTTCCTTATCCACCTTGATGTCGGCTACCAACAGGATCTTGTGGTTAGGCTGTCCTCCTAACTCAATGATCCATTCCAGAACCGTCTTGGCTAATTTGGCGTCATGACGGCAGAAGGGCATCACAACCATGAGTTCCTTAAAATGTTCCACGTGGAACCAACAGTCAGGATGAAGGGATTTAGCCTCTTCTTCGGTGGTATATTCCTTCATCACTTTGATCGGCACCCAAACCTTGAGAGGGAGGTGACACCCACAACCTGAGCAAGTTCCTAATTCTTCTTCTTTCTCAACCTTTAACGTTAAACCTGTCTTGATTTCCCGTTGAGATTTGATGACTTCAGCGACACCGGCAGAGACTTTATCGACCCAATTACCCTTCTCGTTCATTGGGCATTGGGAACAAACCAAGGCTCGTCGATTGGCAATGTCGGGAGAAACGGGTAATCCACCATCTCCGAGCCAGTCTTTGAGGATTTGTGAGCCTTTAAACTTTTTACCGACGCTTTCCACAAGTCCCACAACCTTTGCGAATTGGCTCTGGATGAATGGAACCGTCTTGTAACTCGTTTTTTTTTGAGCCGTAGTGCACCACGAAGGATCGTTTCTCAGACGTGCACAGGTAAAAGCATCCAGTTCAGCGGCAACAACGGACCAATCTGTCGGAAGATTAAACCGGGAGTTCTGAACCCTGTGAGCAACGATCTGATCTACCGTTTGAGTGAAGGTGGAAGCCATCGGTGAGGGAGGAGACCATTTAGTTGCGGCTTCGAAAAATTGCCATCCTCCGGGGGGAAATTTGGTTCTGCTAATGAGCATTTCAATGAGTTGTTATCAGGTTTCCCTTTTTAATTAAACTGTTTCTTTTCTCCAGAAGCTCTTTTAACCAACGGCCATCGTCGTTTTTCTTGAGTCCTCCAAGCTTATCAATGTTGAATCCTAAGCGACGGGCACCCTCCAAGGTGCAAACCCAAGAATCGTAGGCGTCCGGAGAACGTCCCATGCGTTCTTTGGTTTTATGCTTTGGTTCAACCTCGATTTTATTCCCTGCAATAATGGTCCATTCACGTAAAGAGCCTTCGTTCATTAGTTCTTCACTCATGCCGCGAATCTGATCGGACTCAATAGCTAACCGAGTAGAGAACCAGAGTTCAGACACCATCTTGGAATAGTAATCTTTGCAAAGAACCTTGGAATTTATTCCAACAGGGCGGGAAGATGGTTTACCACCAAACTCTATAGGATTAACTGCCGTGGACCAAATTCGTCCGAATGAAGTTCCCAAAGAACCTTTACCTGTGGCGTCATAGAATACGTGTCCAGGTTCTATTCCTTTGGAAACACAGAGTCCCATTACGTATTCGGCTATCTGATCTTCAGGTATTTTATCCTGACCAGTCCGAACAGGAATAACTATAGGAGTGCCAATGATTGCAACGATGATCTTACCTCTGACATCCTGACCCATCCACGCTTCTGTGGCCATACAACGGTCTCCACCGACACTTCCATAGGCTGCGTCCAGTCCAAGGATCTTCTTCACATTCTGGTTCTGCCAGATTGGATCTTGGAAAGCATTGAACTGCTGGCAGAGAGACTTGGTTATAACTCTCCTGCTCTGAGCGTCCTTTGGCATCATGCCAAGGTTCATCATGGAGAACTGAAGAGAGTCACGCCCATAGAAGGAAATATCAGATTCAATGGATTTACGAGAGATCAGGAACGGGAAAGGGATTGGTTCAGTTTCAGGAACATCGAAGTTTGGAGAATCGGTTCCGACTAACTGAACGCAGACACCATCAGAGAATCTTGTCTGCCAAGTTTTAGTTACTTCTGCTTCATCAACAGAATCCCAACCATCTTTTGGCTCTGCGAGAATACCAAGTGCATCCAAGCGATCTTTAGGATTCCCAAGTCCAAGCCCTTTAAAACCCTCGTTTTTATTAAGGTTTGCTATTGAATCACAGAAGGTCTTGTTCATGAACTGAAGTTCATCAGCGATTAGTATTACGTAGATATTTTTAATCCCAACGTACTTTCCCAATCCGACAAACGAACCGCCAACCATGCAGGGAATCCCTATTATTCCACATCTGAAATCACGCGCAGTAGAATCAACAGAATCAGTGGTAATCATCTGTTTTGATCCGATGATGTAGCCGGGGGTTTGAGGATAAACTGATTTTGCAGCCATCCAATTCTTCTTCATCTCACCCCAAATGCGAAGCTCCAATGATCGCATGTCCGTTGAGGAAATCAGAATTGTGGTCTGCTTTGGAAAGCAGATGTAAACGCACAAACCAAAATCTGCTGCCTCGCGAGTTTTGCCGCTACTGGCCGGACCAAGAATCGCGCAGATACGATTCTCAACGAATGTTCTTAAAAGAAGTTCATTCCACTTGTGCCATTTCTTGTTAGGCCAAAGAAGTGTTTGCAGTTGTTTATAGTGGTGAAACAATCCCTCTCCGCACTCTTCTCCTTTTTTATTCTTCCACTTTCCACCTTTACGAATGGCGTAGATTTCAATGTCAATGGCTGAGATTCCAGAGTTCCATGTCTGATTGTATTTCTTGGTGGTCGCCATTTGTGCGTGACTACAACGATAACGAAGGTATATTGCAGCCAACGGACATTAAACCTTTAACGTTAAAACCACCACCAAAATTATGGCAAAGACCTCGATTGAAATACGTATCAATTCGGTAGCAGATGCAAAATCAGTTGTTCGCAATCAAAAAGAGATCCTTCAACGTGTAAAAGAAAACAGCAAGGATTCCATTGAATTTCTAGTTGCTGCGGAGATCCAGACTGATGTGAACGCCATTATTCGAGGGGTGTTCAGGATTCCAACTTATACTTCCTATGTTTCTTGCAGGCCGGGGAATGCTCTTTACCGTTTGCCTCACTATTCAGAGAAGCCAATCGAGATTCCAATTCGTCAGACAACCATGAAGGTTGAGCAGGTTCCAGTTTCGGTTTCCACGGCTCCTACTGTCACCAATGATGCTCCAAAGAAACGAGGCGGTAGACCGTTCGGTTCAAAGAATAAACCTAAACCAACTCTTACCCAATGACAGCCGCGATTATCCAACCAGCATCATGCACAGAATGTTCAGAAGAATTGGTGACACAGTACCCCGGACCAGCCGGGGCTGATGGCGCAGCGGGGTCTGACGGCTCAAATGGTGCTGCTGCTTATACGATTACCACAGCAGGGTTCACGGTTCCTGCGGTAGCTGGCACAGTCACGATAACGGTTGGATCTTCGGTTTGGATGTCTCCCGGTCAGGTTATACACATTCAGAATGCGGGGTATTACTCAGTATCCTCCACTCCTACGGTTACATCTGCTCTGGTAGCAAACCTTGGATATACCGGGAACGCTGCTCCCACAACCGTTGTAGCTCTTGGACAGGTAGTGGCTCCTGCGGGAATCAAAGGAACAGACGGTGTAGCAGTCGGAGTCACCTTCAACTCAATCAGTCCAACTACAACCAAGGGGGATTTAATCGGAGACAACGGTGTCAATTCACCTTTGGCTTCCAACGTAAGGTTGTCAGTTGGAGCAAACGCTACAGTCTTGTCAGCGGATTCTACACAAGCTACAGGGCTGATTTGGAAGGTGCCAAAGCTCACAGCAACGGCTTCATTGGATTTTGCAGCCTTTGCAGGGGGCGACTCTCAAGACCTCACCATAGCCCTTGTAGGCGCGGCAGTGGGTGATCCTGTGACTCTTGGTTGTCCGGCAACAATCCCTGCTCTCCTTGTCCCGTTTGCGTTCGTGTCAGCGACAGACGTTGTGACAGTCAGGATGACAGCGGTAGCGGCGGTAGCTGATCCTGCGGCGATGAATTACACAGTCCGAATCAATAAACTTTAATGGCATTTGACCCTAAACGGTTGGTGGACGGGACTTCAACAGTTGAAGGCGGTCAGGATTCAGGTAAATCACCTCTCCTCTTGGCCAACAATCAGATGTCGTTTTTGGTAAACACCTCTCTCCGGGGTGGGTTCATGCATCCAAGAATGGGGTATCGCCATGTCCCAATTACTTTCCCAAGCGATGTGGTAGCAGGACGATTCAAATCCGGCAGATGGCAGGTTGGAGGTCGTTACGAACCAGACACAGGCACAGAGGTTCTCCTTTGTTCAATCGGTGGGCGACAGTTCCGCATCAATGTCACCACAGATAACTCCGTTCAGGAAATCACGATTACGTTCAATACGACAACTACGGCAAACTTCGTTCCACCGGCCATTGGGTCTAACGTCACGATAACGGTAGTCAGCACGTCGAACTTGGCAGTTGGAGCAGGGATATTGGTTAATGGAAAGAATTACACAGTTGAAACTGTGATTTCACCCACTCAGGTTGCTATAAAGAATGTAGATGATGACGGCTCTACTAATCCTGTTCTCTCTGGCTCTACTGTGGTCTCTTATCAACCAAACCCCTCGACGATAGATCAGGCATGGGAAGTTCAAGCAGAGAAGTGGTGGATACTCAGGGACGGTCAGTCTATTCCATTCATCTACGATGGAGCTACCAGCCGTAGAGCAGCGTCCAATATTGCTCCCGGTGACGGAAAGGAAATTGGTCCAGGTCGTATGATGACCTATGCCATGGGACGTATTTGGGGTGCGCTAACTGACTCTCGTTCATTTAGAGCAGGAGACTTAGTGAATGGAAGTTCAGGAACGGCAGCCTACAACAAGCGGGATTCGGTCTTGAAAGAAACCGAGAATACTTTCTTGAATGGTGGTGGAGATTTTACCACTCCAAACTCTGCGGGCGGAATCACGGGGATGAGAGGTGTAGCAACTCTTGATACTTCCTTAGGTCAAGGCCCCGTTCAGATTCTGACTCCATCGTTTACTTTCTCGGTTAACAGTCCTGTGGACAGAACAGCATGGACATCACTTGAAAACCCGATTCAAACAGTTTCTAACATCGTTAATGGAGGGCTTTCTCATTACGGCAGCATCCTTGTTAACGGTGATCTTATTTATCGTGCTGTGGACGGTATTCGGAGTCTTATACTTGCTCGTCGTGAGTTTAACTCATGGGGCAACGTCCCGTTTTCAAGGGAGATGAATCGGATTTTGGATTACGACACTCAGTCTCTTCTCAAATACAGTTCGGCAGTCGTGTTCAATAACCAATACATGCTGACTGTTTCTCCATTCAGAACCTCTCACGGGATTTATCATCGTGGACTAGCCGTGATGGATCTTGACCTGATCTCTTCTCTTGGACAGAAGGCCCCACCAATCTTCAACGGGACATACCTTGGGTTGGACATCTTGCAGATCATCTCAGGAGAATTTGCAGGAACAGAGAGGTGTTTTGCTTTTGTGCTGAATGCTGAACAGGAGATTGAACTTTACGAGATTACCAAGGCTGAGAAGTTCGATCATCAGGAAGGGACAGATGACATTCCTATTCAATGGATCATCGAAACACCTGCTTACAAATTTAACTCAGCTATCACACCTCAACCGAAGATTCTCAAACAACTGAACAATCTTGAGATTGAGATAAATGAATTAGTTGGTACGGTGAACTTCAAGGTCTATTGGAAACCTGACTCTTATCCTTGTTGGATACCGTGGAAAGAGTTCAGTAAATGCGCTGAGTATCGGTCTTGTGATTTGGACCCGATCACAGGCTGTCAGACGATCAAGAATTATAAGCCTTTGTTCAATCCAAGAATTTCAGTAGGAGCACCACCGAATACCTGCGATTCAATTACCAATCGACCTTTAAGACATGGATATTCATTTCAGATCCGATTGGAGATTGAAGGTTATTGTCAGATTAAAAATTTAAGCGTCGTCGCTGAACAACGTGACGAAACTTATTACGGAGAGGTGGTGGGATGTGCCTGATGAATCCTGTGACAGTTTGGAGTGCTGTGGCACAGACAATGATGTAGCCCCTTTATTTGACTACTCACTATCTGCCTATCCTGAGTATACCAACGAGGAATACACGATCTTTGTCCCTTGTCCTGATGGGTTCACATGCACTGATGACGGAATCGAAATAACGATTCCAGCAGGGTCAATTACTTATCGTCCAACAAACTCAGCAGCGAATACAACAAGCAACGTCAATGCCCGGTTAAGAGCCATTGCAGAAGAGAGAGCGAAGGATCAGGCGTATCCAGTTTTAAATCCCCAACCTGCACCTCCAACCCCATCCGGTGGTGGTGGAGCAGGACTGGCAAAATTCTTTAATACAACTCAAAGTTTTACAGCAGAATGTGATCTGCCTCTCCATGGTCCTTCAGTTACAAAGACTGTCAGTGCTGGAACAGTCGCTTCCACAGTATCTTTGGCTGATGCCAACGCTGCCGCACTTGCAGCGGCTAAGGCTCAGGCTGAAGCTGCGTTGGTTTGTTACACCTACCAGAACACAGAACAGACTGTTAATTGTCCGACAGGCTATACTGGAACTCCGGTAGTTGTTCCTGCTGGAACTTTCTTTTCCAATGTTTCTCAGGCAGCAGCGAATAATCTAGCGATAGCTTATGGAGAAAGTCAGATTTCCTGCACACCAACTTGTCCCCAAACAATAATTGAAGCTCTGACTTGGACGCCTACTTTCGGGGCAGGAGGCTCAGCTTCCGCCACTGATGGATTAGGAAGCTTGGTAGCTCCTGGAAACACAACCTCACAAGTCTTATCGAACACATTAACCAATACCTGCGGGGTTACGGTTGTATTCACAATCACAGCTACGATTTCGTTGAACACAAAGTATATCTGTCACAATGCAGGTGCGGCTTTTGCTCAAATTAGAGGTGTGGTCAATGGAGTGAATGATACCGTAACAGAAACATGGGGTGGAACTGATTGTGTAGGTTGTGTGGAATGCCCTTGCGTAGCGAGTTCTGTCACTCAGATTACGAATGTTGTCACTGTTCCAGCCGGTCAAACAATCGCTTTTGAAATTTACGTTGGTCACAACAATGCAAATGGAGTTGGTTGTCCCAACTCAACATTATCATTCAACATAACCGCTGCTTAATATGCCACAAGACGCTCAAATCGTAATCACGTCCTCAACGATACCTGAAGGAGTTTGCTTCTCTTCAGAACAGGACAGGTTCAACACCTTCGCTGCATATCTCCAAGCGGTGCTGCCGGGAACCTATTCAACTTTCGTAAAGTCTGCTTCCACTCCATCTGTGGACGATCAGGACAAACCATGGATCAAGATTAACGCTGATGGATCTTTGGTAGGAGTCTACACATTCTCTTCAGGCGCATGGGTGAGACCATATCCGATACCAGCAGGACCGAATGGGTTTAGGATGTTGTGGGCAGACACTCTCGTTGCATTGGAGACTTATGATGGTGGAAGTGCTGGTGCTGTGACTGCAACTAGCGGGCCATTTTACGAAGTCGATTCAGATTTTACAGATCGCATTCCTCGCGGAGCAGGAACAGTTGCGGTGAACACAAATGCCAACGAACTTGCTAGTGGATCTTCCGCCACCGACAGCGTGCGCGGAATCTATATCGTGAAACGCACTGCCAGAACGATGATCGTAGGATAATATCATGAGACTTACTCTTAGCGACCTGCAAGCCTCTCGACTGCCAAACCAGTTGGGAGTGTGCCCCACATCTTCAGACTTCATCTCCATTGTGAATGAAGCTGTGTCACGTCTTATCATTCGAGGTCATTGGGAAGGTTCTTATCAGAACATGAACCTTTGCGTCTCTGATGGATGTTTAACTTTCCCACGTCAGATCGCTTCCATCTCTGAAGTATCGTTGTGTGGTGAGCCACTCCCAATCTCGAACATGTGGTATTCCTTCATGCCCGGTGGTGATGGAGTGAGTTATGTGAATGGATGTGCAAGGGGTTGTCCTGGCACTCGGTTTCTTTACCGTGGGATCTACCCAACCTTTGCCGATATTGTTCCCGGCAACAAAATCGTCAGGCTTTATGCTCAGTCTACGACTGATTATGGCAAGAGAGTTTTGATCCAGGGGTATGATGAGAACAACCAGTGGATTCGGACTTTGGACGCTGGAACCTGGATTGATGGATTCTACCTGACTCTGGCCGCTCCATTTGTCGATTCAACCTTTGATGTCAATTCAATCACGGGAGTCCAGAAACCTCTGACCAATGGAAATATCCTGATGTATTCAGTGGATCTATTGGGAGTTCAAAAGGCTCTTGGAGTTTATGAACCGACAGAGACGGTAGCAGGGTATCGGAGGTATTTTATCCAGAACTTTGCAGGAGCTTCCTGTCCAAGTTGCGATACCAAGTCTGTATCTGGAATAGCGAAGTTGAACCACATGCCAGTCAGTGTTCCTTTGGATTATCTTTATTTGACCAACCTTCCTGCGATTAAGGAAATGGCCATGGCGATTCGCTACTTTGAAATGGATGATCCTGCAAGTAAAAGCAAAGGGACGTTCCATCAAGCAAGGGCCATCTCTGAGTTGCAAAACGAAAAGATGAATGTGGTTGGAAACGATACGATACCCATTCAAATGAGAACGCAAGGTACCGCTGATTTAAACAGAGTGAATATCGGGATGATGTAATTTTATGCCACTATCTACAGCTAAAACCAGAGGTTCATCTGTGTGGGGTTCAGTCCCCAAGAACATACCCACGCCAAGCCCTGTAAACGATTTAAGGAACGTCACACCTGCGTATGATGAATTGACAGCCTTGATGTCTGGAAACCTCTTGGCGGGGCTACAGGGCCAGCTAGCACCCGATGTAAGTAGGACCATCATCGACGCTGCCAATGCCAGAGCATTTGCCGGTGGATTTGGCGGATCGCCTTTGGCTGGTAATCTTACTGCCAGAGATTTGGGGTTAACCTCAAAGCAGATTCAGGATCAGGCATTCAACCAGTTCCTTAATTTTATCCCTGTTCAGAGCCGGACAGCTACCTTGGACCCTGCTCTTAAAAGCTCTATTTCTCAGTATAACAGTGTTTTGGATGCCATGCCTAACCCTGCGGCAAGAGGAGAATTCTTCTTGGACCAACAGAAGCAGATTTTGCAGCAGTCACAACCACAGCAGAGTCCGTTTTCCAGCAGTCCCATTCCTTCTGGTGGAATGCCAAACTTTGGTCCTTCATGGACTGGTCAATCTCAGATGGGAGTTCAACCTTTGCCTGCTGGATACTCGGGAACATTTGGACCTTCAACATCATTTCCTGCTCCATCTTTACCTCCGGTTTTTTCATCAAGCCAAGCTCAATGGAATAACATGAGTCCGGTTCAAGCTGCCGCTCGTGATATGTTCTCTTACAATCTTGGTAATGGGTCGAATATTTACAGCCAGCCACAGACTTTCCGAAACACTTTTGAATCAGGAATAAATCCATTTGAAACTTCTTATTCCCCTCCACAGTCCTCCTCTGGATTTGGTTCAAGCGGATGGGCGGATACGTCTATGTTTTCAGATTCGATCTTTGGTGGTGATACTTCCGCTTCAGGTGTGCTTAAAAGTGCTGGTATCAATATTAACGACTATATTGCACCATTTTAATTATGGCTTTCCCAATCCCATCCTTTCTACAGTTCGCACCTCCTGAAGCTGCCATCTCTGATCTTGGCAATCTTCGGGAGAAAGCTTTGGCCCGTGAACAATCCAAGGAAATCAATCTGGTTGAACTTGGGTTGCGCCGTCAGCAGTTGAATAATCAGGCACAGGCACAGGCAGCAGAACAGGCTGCGCGAGGTGATGAACTGGCCTTCCGTCAATTTGCCCTGCAACAGAACATGACTACTGACATGGCCAAGCTTGCTCAACAGCAGGCCATAGCAGATCAGGAAGCGAAGTTGGCCATGATCCAATTTCAAGGAACACAGAATCTTCAAAGGGACATCGCTAATGGAATGAAACCGGATGAGGCGATATTGAAGAATATTCCTCTCATTGCTGCTGGGAACCCTGCTGCGTTAACGGGGTTCTTCAATACAATGCAGAGGACAGCAAGTCAGGAACAGATTGCAGAAGGAAGAGCAGAGACTTCCCGCGAGAATGCTTTACTCCGAGGTGATTTGATGCGGGAACTTGGAGATGTAAAAGCACAATCAGCCAAGGAAGTTGCAACGATAAATGCGAAGTCCAGGTTGGATGCTGCCTTGGCGAAAGCCAGTGAAAAGATTCAAACCTTGTCGGCAGAGGACAAGATTGCAATGAAGGCGGAAGTGGATGCAATTTCAGATGAGTTCATTGATTTGGATGAGAAAGCCAAGCGGATTGATGCTGTACGAATGAAGTATAAAACCACCATCATTCCTGAAAGTTCTCCTGCTAAAGTTCGCCGGTTCAATCCGCAAACTGGAAAGATTGAGTAATGCCACAGGTAATTGATGTTCCTGACATTGGTTTGGTGGAGTTCCCTGACGATATGTCTGATGACGATATTGTCAGTGCCATAAAATCAAACCAGTCAAAACCAGAACCTCCTGCTCCCGCCAAAGAGAAAGGTAATTTCCTTACTCAAGCAGGAATCGGTATCGCTTCTGGAATGGCAAATCTTGCAGGTGACGTGAATGCAGTTGGTGAAGCTTTCTTCCGTAGTCCATTGGCTAAAATTCCATTTCCAGGAATGGGCATAATGCCCGGAACAGAAAAGCTGTTCGATCCAATAGCAGAACAATTTGGCGGTGCATCAGAGTTATCCCGCGCTCGTGCTTCAGAGATAGAATCTTTAGGGGAGCAAACTGAAGGGCCTGCTTTCGCTCGTAAACTTGGAGCAGGAGCCATGAGCATCGCTCCAACCATAGCAGCAGCACCCATTGGTTTACCTGCTCAGATAGCAAGCGCAGGTCTACAATCTTTCGGTGGACAGTTTAAAGACACTCAGGAAGCTAATCTAGCCAAGGGTCAGTCCATAGAAGAAGCATCAAACAGAGCATTCTTACCCGCATTGGCGTCTGGTGCCATTACAGCGGGGTTAACAAAGGCGTTCCCAGGTGGCGCAGAAGCGATTAAACAAGCTGCCGTAAAAGGCACCCTAGGCCAAACACTGAAGAGTATCGTTGGTTCTGGTGCAGGTGAATCGACTGAAGAAACTTTCGATCAACTTGGGCAATCTATTGTAAAGAAGTTTTCAGACCGTCCCAACATTACTTTAAAAGAAGCGGTTAATGAATCTTTGGAAGCGGGAGCAGTAGGGTTCTTCCTTGGTGGTGGAGTTAAAGTTGCTGGCATCGCTGATGCAGCCATGGAAAAGGCCCGCAAAGCAGGATTAAACCGCGCTGCTGATGAATTGGCTAAACTTCCGCCATTGCCTGTTCAGCCACCAAAGGTTGTAGAGACAGAAACTATAGCTCCTACCGTCACATCTGTTATTACTGTAGATCCTAATGCTGTCAATGTGCCGGTTGAGGAAGTGGTTAGCATTGACCGAGATGCACTAAGATCAAGACTCAAAGAATTGAACGGAGAAATATCGGGACTTGCTTCAAAGGGTGGACTCACAAAGCCTGAATCTGAAAAGTTCATTGCTTTAAATTCAGAAGCTAATTCGATTCGATTCGATCTACAAAAACCTTTGGACATAAGTAAAATTCCAACAGAATCAGAAAGACAAAGCACAATTCCTTCTTCTATCGTTTTGACGGCAAGAAACGAACTGATGAAGAACAAGGATGTCTACGCTCCTGTAATCGAAGCAGCTATTGGTGTGGCTCACAATGCGGACACTCCGGTTGATTTGATTATGGCAGGAAAGAATCCAAAAGTTTCTCCTGTTGATTTCTATAACGCATTCAATGAAACAAGAAATCAGATGCGTCAGCATTATGGAAACACAATCAAGCTCTTCAGGTCAGTTGGAAAGCAAAAGGAAAAGCCAACTACGAATTGGGCAACCACAAGAGAATACGCTGAACAGTTCGGTGGTAACATTGTGGAAAAAGAAGTTCCGATAGATGATGTTTTGGCTGTAAATGTTGGACCAAATGGAAAATACCATGAAGTAATTGTTGGCAAAAAACCTGAACCAACTTCTGCTATTCAGTCTGAACCACCTATTGAAGGTCAACTTTCTTCCGGTCCCAATCTTGGCATTGGAGCAACTGAAGTTGGTGCCGTAAAACAGAAGGCTACTGATCTTTGGGAATCAGCAAAGACCGTAGTGGCTGATACCGCCAAGTCTAATGAATCAATTTCTCAGTCGGTTAACTTGGACACATCAACTCCTGTTCCAGATTTTCAAACTCCTGAAGTTTCAAAGTCCAACTTTGCCAAGCCGTTCGCTCTTGAACGAATCCCATTCGTTGGAAAACTTTTCGGGCCACGTTCAGGGTTAAACAATCCTGTAGATGTTGCAATCGTAACCAGAGCAGCGGAAGAGGGTATCGGTCGCTCCATTGCCTCCGTTTTCGGTGAACAGATTCAAGGGCAACTCGATTCAGCTTTCAAAATGGAAGGCTCACGAATCACGAACATCGTTCCAAATAAACCAGGTCTCTCACAACATGTGGCTGATGTGTTTGAAGAGCTTCAACGTGATCCTGACGCTTATACTCTCACACCTGAACAGAGGCAGGTGTTCGACTTCACACGAAGACTTGAAGGTGACATTAAAAAGTTGGAGGACAAATACGGACTCTTTCAAGATCCTGAAGGGGAATACGTGGAAGGGGCCACGGTTCGCAGGAAAGAATACTTCCCTCGTATTGTCATTCACCGTCCTATTGTTCAGCCTGAGCCTGCTGGTGGTCGTGGTGGTATCGGGTCAAAACTTAAATCTACCAAAGTCCGAACTTTTAAAAGTGAAGAAGCTGGTGCTAAAGAGAATTACATTTACGAACCTTCCATTGAAAAAAGGTTGGTGACACGTATCGAACGGCTCTACAAAGCCATCACTGATAAAAGACTTGCTCAAGATCCATCGCTTCAAGGTGAAACCAGAGCAGAATACGAATCGGGTCTGCGTGAATCGCTGGCTCCTGAAATTGCTGCTGGTGAAGTGACTGAAGCGCAGATCAATCAGATGGTGGCAAATGCCATGGCAGATCGTTCTGTTAATCAACCCGCCTTTTACGGTCGTATCTTCGATCAGGAAACAGCCAACAAACTTCGTAAGGCTTTCCCAAATGTGGATTCAACATTCCGACAAGGATTCATCAAGGGTAACAACTTCCTCAAAGGTCTGCGTCTTTCCTTTGACTTAGGCGTGGCACAGCTTCAGGGGCTTCCTACTCTCTACTCCAATCCTAAAGCATGGGCTACTGCTCAGGTGAAATCCTTTCAGGCGTTGGTGGATAAAAAGACTTTCCCTCAGTACGTCAGGGCGAACTTGGAAGTTGTCCGTGAGATGGCACAACTTGGTAGTCAGGTGGGTCGCCTGCAAGACATGGTAGTAGGGTTAGAGAAAGGTGATTTGCTCTCCCGTATTCCCGTAGCTGGCCCTGCATTCGTGGCCTTTGGTCGTAACTTTCAAACCTTCATCGACGTGGCTAAGATTGAACTCTACAAAGGTCTTCGTGAAGGGACGCCAAAGAACGAGCTGGCTGACCTTGTTCAAACCATCGAATCACAACTCGCTTCAGGTCGCATGGAGTCTGTTGGGGTGTCAAGCAGACAGGCATTCATTGAGAGATTACTTCTTCTTGCGCCGTCCTATTACCGTGGCGCGGTTCAGTTGGTGGGGGCTACTGCACAGCCGGGAGTGTCAGGAAAACAGGCTAGAAGGGCTATTGGAGCTTACATGGCGGGTGGTATAGCTACCTTCATCGGTGTGGCGTTGGCTCTTGGAATGGATTGGGAGGAAATCCTTGAGCGACTGAATCCGGCCAAAGGTGATTTTATGATGTGGAACCACAAGACAAAAGAGGGTCGAACAATCAAATGGGGCTTTGGTGGAATCTACCGCTCTTTACTTCGCTTGGGTGGGAACATAGTTTCAACTTCGTTAGAACACCCTGAGAACTGGAAGTCTTTAAGTTCAGAAAAGAATCCAATCAGCCGGTGGTTACGCGGTCACTCCGCTCCGGTTCCAGGTCTTGCATGGGATGCTTTCTCAGGTCGTGACTTCATGGGTGTTGATACCGATGTTGGAACCATTGCTGGATCAACTCTTCCTCTCATGGCTCAACAATATATCAGGCGTGAAGGTGAACCA